TGGGGGTCGAGCGGGACGACCTGGGCCGGCCGATTCGATACTGGATTGGCCCGGACGTCTCCGGCACCTACCAGCTGGTAAACCCCACCGACGTCAAGCCGTACGACGCCAAACACATCATCCACGGCTTTGAGGTCATCGAGGCTGCGGAGAACCGATTTGACGGCACACAGCACGTCTCCATCTTCCCGCTGTACCACAAGGGTGAGGGGACTATGTATGACCCCTCCTTGGTCAAGGACTGGCCTAAGGTATTCCACAACAACGCGTTGCGCCTCGCCAAGAAGTACAACAAAGAGCACTACTACTACCTGCTGTCCAACGAGTACGAGCGCGCGGTATTCTTGAGCGGGGACCCGGTGTTTCGCCGTGAGTCCGCGCGCTACGAGTGGGCGGCACAAAACATCCAGGGCAAAGACGTCCTGGAGATTGGCTGCTCGACCGGCTACGGCGCGCAGTTCCTGCCCAAGGACATCAACTATCTGGGCCTGGACTACGACCCCGTGATCGTGGGCGTGGCAAAAGAGCAGGACTGGGGCCTGAGCACCGTGTTTGACGAGGCGGACGTGAACACGTACCCTCTAGGCCAGTACGACACCATCATCGCGTTTGAGATCGTTGAGCACGTCGACAACGGCATCCAGATCGTGGAGAAGCTGAAACAGCACTGCAAGACGCTGCTGATCACCGTGCCCTACAATGAGCCGCCAGGGTTCTGGGGCCACCACCACAAACTGCACGGCCTGAACGAGAGCCACTTCCCCGGCTTTGACTTCTTCTACAGCGACGAGCACGGCAACGTGACCGCCGAGCCGCAGCCCATTAGTGAGGCAAACCGCTGCAACATCATGTTCTGCCGGTGGGTCAATGAGTAAGGTCCTCTGCTCCGTTGCAACCCGCGGTCGTTACTTCACCACCCTACCGATGGTGTTGATGGCTATTGCTAACCAGACCCGGCAGGTGGATAAGCTGATCGTGTTCGACGACAACGACGAGCCCCGGGACCTGCGCGAGGACCCGATGTACATGCGAATCTTCCAGACCCTGGACGCCAAGCGCATCCCATGGGAGTGGAAATTTGCACAGCGCAAGGGACAGCACCACATCCACCAAGCAGCCAACAGGATGGAGTATGAGTGGGTGTGGCGCGTGGACGACGACGCGGTGCCCGAGCCTAACGTCTTGGCGCGCCTGCTGGTGTACGCGGTGAAGGGTGTTGGCGCCGTTGGCGGTGCCATCTTGACCCCACCCTACAGCAACCCCGCCGAAGAGCCCACGGGGCTGATTGAGAACATCGACAACGAGCCAAACATCCAGTGGGGTGACATCCAGCGACCCAAGAGGGTCGAGCACCTGCACTGTTCGTTTTTGTACCGCGCGGGCGTGTACGACTTCAACCTGGGCCTGTCGCGTGTTGCGCACCGCGAGGAGACGCTGTTCACCTACGGTCTGCACCAGCGCGGCTACTCGCTCTTGGTTGTTCCCAACGCCGTCACATGGCACCTGAAGAGCCCCACCGGCGGCATCCGCAGCGAGACCAACGCGGCGTTGTACGAGCAGGACGAGCGCATCTTCCGCAACTTCATGCAATACAAGGACAACACCATTGTCGTGCTTAACTGCGGCATGGGAGACCACATCGTGTTCAGCCACGTGCTGCCCAAGGTCAAGAACCCCGTGGTGTTTGGGTGCTACCCAGAGATCATCCCCTGCCGCCCCATCGCCGAGGCGAAGGCGCTGTTTGGGGACATCGAGCCATATAGCATCTACGCCAAGATGGACCAATGGCACTGGAACGGCCCCCTGGAAAAAGCATTCGAGAAGCTGTACCTGCCATGATCGTCATCTCCCCCTACGCACAGAAGCTGAACAACGGCGCGCGCAACCCCAAGAACTACCCCTTCTGGGGGGAGCTCATCGCCATGATCGACGAGCCGATCGTCCAGGTCGGCGTGGAGGGCGAGGAGCAGCTGGTGCCCGACTTCCGAAAGAACCTGCCGATCAAAGAGCTCCGCGCACTGTTGCACGAATGCCGGGCGTGGATTTCATGCGACAGCTTCCTGCAGCATCTGGGTTGGGACGAAGGCGTCAAGGGCATCGTTCTGTGGGCCGTGTCGGACCCGCTGATCTTCGGCCACCCCGAGAACGTCAACCTGCTGAAAAGCCGAGACAGCCTCGTCGAGAACCAGTTTTTGCTGTGGGAGTACACACCCCACAGGAGCGAGCTTTTTGTCGACCCTGAAACCGTGATAGAGCACCTGGAGAAACTTTGATGGACCTCGAAGGCCAAAACCTATTCAACACAGCTATCGTCCTTTGTGGCGCATTGGGGGGCTGGATTTTGAAAACAATCTGGGAGGCCATCAAGGACCTCAAAAAAGACGTCAAAGAACTCAACCGAGAAGTCAACCAGGATTTCGTGCGCAAGGACGATTTCAGGGACGCGGTCAAGGACATCAAAGAGATGTTGGCGAAGATATTTGACAAGCTCGACAACAAGGCAGACAAGGGCGTATAGCCCTTTTTTGATGGGTAATTACCTATAGGAGAACACAAATGGCTAAATACACCCCCCGCATTGACCATTCCAAAAAAGACTACGAATCCGAGGCCGCTGACGTGGCCCAGGACAAGAAGATCGTCAAGAAGGCATTCCGCATGCACGACGAGCAGGAGCACCCGGGCGAGAAGACCGACCTGACCAAGCTCAAGCGCGGCGGCCGTGCCAAGAAGGAAGTTGGCACCGTGCGCGAAATGTGCGGTGGCGGCATGTCCAAGTACAAGGCCGGCGGCCTGATCGGCACCAAGGCGATCAACAAGCAACCCGACGCGGGCAAGCCCTCCAAGGAAGGCAAACCGGACAACTTCAAAAAGGGCGGCATGACCGACGTCAAGCCGATCAACAAGAAGCCCACGGCAGGCATGGCCGCCAAGGAAGGCAAGCCCGACTTCTTCAAAAAAGGCGGGAAGTGCTGAGATGCCGATCCAGTCTAAGGCCCAGCAGCGTTTGATGCAGGGGGCCGCCCACAATCCCGAGTTCGCCAAAAAGGTCAAGGTGCCACAGAAGGTGGCAAAGGAATTTGTTGCGGCGGGTCCGGCTAAAAAGAAGCTCCCCGAGCGTAAAAAATAATGGCAACAAACTACAGCAACACGTCAAACACAACTGGTCAGACCGTCATCACGGTCGACCAGTTAATTTCGTTTGCCTATAAGGAGGCCGGCAAGGTTTCTGAAGAACTGACGCCGGAGTATGTCAACGCCGCGCGTCCGGCGCTGTGGTACATCCTGATCAACCTTGCCAACCGCGGCATCAACCTCTGGCTGCTGGAGTACCTCGTGTTCGGTAGCGAGGCCCAGCGCCGCCAGTACACCATGCCCGTGGGCACCGTGGACATTCGCGAGGCCAACTATCGCCTGATGACTCGGCCCAGCACGACCACGGACAACGTCTACGGCGCGTTCAACACGACCTCAACCGACCTGGACTACCCCATCCTTCCGGGACAGGCTGCAGAGGCCTTCTACGAGGACGGCTATCGGTTCCTAAGCGCGGGATTCCTGTCCGGCGACGCCAACCCCGTCACGCTGACGATTGAGTACAGCTACGACGGCATCACCTGGGGCCAGCTCGGCACCGTGACCAACCAGGAAGTTAACGCCTGGGGGTACACTCAAATCGACGGCTCACCTCAGGCGAAGTGGTGGAGGCTCAAAAACAACAACGCTGGCACCGTCACGGTCAAGGCGCTCTCGTTGGCCTCGGTGCAGCAGGACATCCCCCTGGCGCGCATGAACGCGGACGACTACTACAACCTGCCGAACAAAGACTTCCCCAGCCAGCGCTCGCTGCAGTACTGGTTTGACCGTCAGGTCACCCCGATCGTGAACCTGTGGCCGGTGCCCCAGGACGCGTTCCAGGCGTTCATGTTCCAGATCATCATGCAGCCCCAGGACGTAGGCCGCCTGACGAACGAGATCGCCGTTCCCGACCGCTGGATGCCTGCAATCCAGGCACAACTGTCCCACCGCTTGGCAAAGATCGTTCCTGGGGTTGACCCTGGCCGCATCCAGATGCTCAAACAAGACGCCGCAGAGATGACGCTCACAGCAGAAGAAGAGGACCGGGATAAGTCGCCGATTTATATCCGTCCCAACATCCGCGGATACACCCGTTAAAGGTACACACCCATGGCACAATCAGGATACACAACAATCCAGCTTTACAACTCGACGACCCCCGCGGCGGTTCCCACCGCTGGCAACTTGGCTGCCGGCGAGCTGGGCATGAACTCGGCCGACGGGAAGCTGTACTACAAGGACGTTTCTGGTGTTGTCAAGCAAATGGCCGGCCTGTCCGGCTACTCGGGTGTTTCAGGCTTCTCTGGGACATCCGGCGCCTCGGGCACGTCGGGCGCATCCGGCACATCGGGCGCCTCGGGCGCTTCGGGCGCCTCAGGCAGGTCGGGCTTTTCCGGGGCGGGCACGTCGGGCTTCTCGGGCACGTCGGGCTTCTCCGGCGCCCCTGGCGGCTCTGGCGGCGCGGGTGCGTCTGGTTTTTCGGGCTTCTCGGGCTTCTCCGGTCTAAACGGCGGCACGGCCGCATCGGGCACGTCGGGCTTCTCAGGCGTCTCCGGTGCATCGGGTACCTCAGGCTTCTCAGGCGGCACTGGCGCGTCGGGCACCTCTGGTTATTCTGGCGCCCCGGGTGGCGGCGGCACCTCGGGCACCTCGGGCACCTCGGGCTTTTCGGGGCTTGGCTACACCGCGTTGGCCTCGACAAGCACCGTGACGATCGGCACAGGAACGCGAAACTTTACGACCACCGTGGCGGCCACACAGACCGCGTTTGCCGTCGGCCAGCGCGTGCGTGCAACGGTGACGACAGACATCACCAAGTACATGGAGGGCGTAATTTCCAGCTTTACGACCACCGCGTTGGCGATCTCCGTCGACCTCACCAGTGGCTCTGGGTTTGCGTATAGCTCGTGGACCGTTGCGGCCGCTGGCGAACAAGGCGCAAGCGGGTTCAGCGGAACCAATGGGACCAACGGAACCAACGGCTCATCGGGCACGTCCGGCTACTCAGGCTACTCTGGCACGAACGGCACGGGCACGTCGGGCTTCTCCGGCGCCTCTGGTTACTCAGGCGCTGCCGGGGCTGGCGCCTCTGCTGCAACGCCTTCGGTGCTTGGCGTGGTCTACGGCAAGCAGTCGAACACGGTTGGAACAGACAACGCCTACGGCTACCAAGCGGGGAATACCTCGCCGGGAACCAAGAGCCTTACGCTTTTTGGATCCCAGGCCGGTAAAAGCATGGGCGCTGGCGCAACAACGCCCTCAGACAGCGGTGACGTTGCCGTGGGATACCAAGCGTTGTTCACCAACGCAGCCGCCCTATACGCGTCCTCCTACAACGTAGCCGTTGGCTACCAGTCCCTCTACAGCTTAAATTCTGCTGAGTTTTCAAGCTCAAACACCGCGGTAGGCTGGAGGGCCGGCTATACCGTCAACTACGGCGGCAGGAACGTCTTTTTGGGGTACCTTGCAGGACAGATCGTCAACTCAGGAAGCAATAACACATACGTTGGCGCCGCCGCGGGGTCTTTAGCCACGTCGGGAAGCAACAACGTCATCCTGGGTTCATACACCGGGTCTGCCGGGCCAATTTCCGGGACGGGGTCTGACTACATTGTGTTGTCTACCGGCGCGGGCACGGTTCAAGCCTGGGCGGACTCTTCCGGTAACTGGACGTTTACCGGCGACGTATCGGCTAACTCTGACGAACGCATCAAGACCAACTGGCGCGACCTGAAGCCGACGTTTGTTGAAGACTTGGCAAAGGTCAAGGTAGGCGTCTACGATCGCATTGATACCGGCTCCACCCAGGTTGGTGTGTCGGCCCAGTCATTGAAGGCTGTGTTGGAGGAGGCGGTGTCTGCCGACTCCGAGGGTAAATTGTCTGTCGCTTATGGCAACGCTGCATTGGCCGCGGCCGTCAAGCTGGCAGAGTATGCGGTTCAACTTGAGGCGCGCATCGCGGCCTTGGAATCTAAATAAGAGGTAAAACATGGCAATTACAGTCGGCGGAACATCAATAACGTTTAACGACGCAACGGTCCAGACAACGGCGTTCACGGGCGGAACCATTCGCGGGGGCTACACGGCAGTCACGCTTACCAGCGCCGCACCAAACGCCACGCTTACAGCGGGCAGCAATCAGTTCATTGCAATTCTGAACGATACAACAGCGCCTGTTTATCCCAGCGTGACGTTGCCGGCCATGACTTCTTTACCGGCGGGCGTCGAATACTTTGTGTTTGCCAACATGACCCCTTATAACGTCGCGCTTAAAGACAGCGGCGGTGTTGTAAGGGAATATTTGCCCCCCGGCGCAAACTATGAGTTAAATATCAAAGACATCAGCACGGCAACCGGGCAATGGTTTACCAGCTTCCCGGTCGTCGCGGTGGAGGGAGACCAAAGATACACCTCTATTTTAACTACGGCTTTCAAAGTTACTCAAAACCGAGCGGCCACTGGCACATACGTTGTACCTCTTACGTCAACGGCTTTTGCGCTAGTATGGGCTGAATGTACAAACGGCAGCACAACGGTTATCTATGCGCGACTCTACACAATAAACACGGCCACAAAAACATTCACTGTTGGCAACACCATAACGCAATACACAGCATCCTCACTTTCTACAACAATACAGATTTCTTATGACTCAGATAACGCAGGCCATGCACTTGTCTGCTCTCTGTTTCTCATTCAGGGAGCGTCGTACATAAACTACTTTGGCCTGTCTGTTTCCGGTGGGACACTGTATGCTTCCACTAATAACACAGTTAACGGGCCAAGCCCCTCGGGCTGCGCTGGCGCTGGCGGCAATATATTATATGTCTCGTATTTGGGCAGTAACAGCGCGTATGCGTTGTCTTTTTATTTATACGAAACATACACCGCCAATGGCACTCTGTACGTGCGCGGCTGTACCGTTACAGGAACCACTACCGTTACGTTAACAAATTCCGCGAGTAATACCACTGCGGGGGTTAGTACCAACACGGACAACGCCGGCTACGGCGCTCGCACAAGCCTTAACACTTTTGTTTATGGTGCTGGCGGGGGTCTTGGCGCCAGAGTTGGGTATGCGGCTACATATACCTCTGCTACAAATACATTCTCGGTTGTTACCCGTACAAACCAAAACAGGCTGGATATTGAACAGGGCTCGACGGCGGGATTATCTTCGTTCGCTCAAGGTGGGTTCATGTACTCCACCAACAAAGTATTTTTTGGGATAAATGTGTTTGACGTTACAAACGTGGGCGCTGCGGGCGTCACTACGGTAACGAGTACCGGGTTCAATTACAAAGCAAACCTTAGCCCTAACTACTATTCGTTCATAGGCGCGGGGTTCACAACCACGGCCGTTCGTACCGGTATCTATGTCAGTGGCACGTCAATAATTGCCATAGATTCAAACGGCACTCGGTGGCAGTGCGACCCGTCTTCAACGACCCTAAACTTACAATCAAGTACGGGCTTTTATGGTACGGCCCGAACAGGGTTCACTTCTCTGTACGGGATGTTGGCTTCTGACACAGGTATTGTTGCTTCGTATACAAGCGGCGCGGTGGGGGCTACCATGACTGTGACAGCAACGCCTGTTGGTATTGCAACCCCAATTACAGCATAAGGAGCAAAAATGTTCGCATTTGTATATCAAGATGACGTAATTGCTACAGCAGATAATGAAGTATGGCTGCTGTATTTATACGCCCAATATCCGAACGGGGAAATTATTTACCGTGGGGAGCAACCTGTTGTTAGTGGGGCGCAAACGCTGTGATTACCGTCGAGGTCGCCCACCAAGTTTCGTATGACGGGGCTACCCTGCGGGTCTACCACGCCGACAAGGGCGAAGGGTTGCCAAAACACTCCCACGCTTATTCGCACCTAACCATGTGCCATGCGGGTAGCTGCATCGTGCGCAAGGAGGGGCGGCAGTTGGTGATGACCAAAGACACGCAACCCGTCAACCTGACTGGCAGTGAGTGGCATGAGATCGAGGCGTTGGAAGACGGCACGGTGTTTGTAAACGTGTTTGCGGTGGGTAAATACTGATGTGGACCCCCTAACAGCGTTTGCCATGGTCCAGGGCGCCATCGGTGGCGTCCGCAAGCTGTGTGCGTTGGTTAAGGAGGCCCAGGAGGCGGGCAAAGAGGTGGCGGACCTGACCGGTCAGGTCACCGGGTTTGTGAGTCAGGTCTTGGAGGGGACCGACAAGTTGCAGAAGGCAGAGCAAGAGGCTCGTGCAAATCCCCCGAAGGGAAAGAGCCTGCAGGTCCTTGCATTCGAGGAAGTCGCGCGCAAGATGGAGCTGAAGAATCAGTACCAGGAGCTGCGTAACATGATCATCTATGAGTTGGGACTGCCTGGAGGATTCTGGGCCGATTTTGAGGCCACGCTGCAACGAATGGAAAAAGAAGATGCGGAGGCCAAGCGTCAAGCAGAGCTGCAACAGCGGCAGCGGGCGTTGAAAAAACAAAACGCGATCAACGCGATGATCGACAAAGTTGTTTACGTCGTCGCGGTGGTGTTCTTAATTTCATACTTGAGTTTTTTGTTATGGGCTATCCAACTTCATCGGGAGAATCAACTGCGGCTTTGGTGGGACTTATAGTTTGCATGATTGTCATTTTGGGGTTCATCACGATGACGGGTTTTTTGTTTGCGGACTTGCGTTCGGCGCAGGGGGCAAACCAAAAAATTGAACAACGTGTGCACCAGCTGCAAAAGCAGTACGAGGTGGATTGTAGAAGGGATGATTACAAATGATCGACTGGCTTAAACAAGTGGCCCCGACGGCGGCAACCCTCTTGGGGGGCCCTCTTGCCGGCATGGCTGTCGACGCGATTGGAAACGCCCTCGGCGTCAAAGACGCATCCAAAGAAAAGGTCAAAGAGCTGTTGACCTCCGGCACCATCAACGCAGACCAGATGGCCGCAATTAAGCAGGCCGAGGCGGACTTGATCTTAAAGGTCAAAGAGCTTGACATTGACATGGAGAAGGTCCACGCGGGCGACCGCGCTTCGGCGCGTGAGATGGCCGTGAAGACCGGGGACGTAATGACGCCGCGCGTCATTGCACTGGTGGTATTCATTGTGTGGGGCGCCGTCAACTGGAAACTATTCAACGGCACCATCAGCGGCGACATGCGAGAGCTCGTGGCCCGCGCGCTGGGCACCCTTGACGGCACGCTGCTTGCCGTGGTGTACTATTACTTTGGGTCCTCCTCCGGCAGCAAAGACAAAACACAGGCAATCAAAGGATGACTATGAACTTGAGTGCGCACTTCACGCTTGAAGAGCTTACCGCCTCGGAGGCGGCAGACCGTAACGGGTGGGACAACACACCCAACGAAACAGAGCTGGCTAATCTTCGCCGACTGGCCGATTTTTTAGAGCTAGTTAAAGCCGCCGTGGGGGGTAAGCCCGTGATGATCAACAGCGCGTTTCGGTGCAAGTTGGTGAACGACTCGGTTGGCTCCAAAGACACAAGCCAACATCGAATTGGTTGTGCCGCTGACATCCGCGTACCGGGCATGACGCCCGATCAGGTGGTGCGCGCAATCATCGCGTCTGGCATCGGCTACGACCAAGTGATCCGCGAGTTTGACCGCTGGACCCACGTCAGCGTGCCCAACGGCGCCAACGACAAGCCGCGCCGTCAGGCGCTGATCATTGACAAACAAGGAACGCGAGCCTTCGTATGACAGCACAAGCAATGACATACGACAGCCTAGTGGCTGACGTAATCACCTACTCAGAGCGAAACGACGCGGGCTTTATCGCCCAGATTCCGCGCCTGATTATGATGACCGAGCAGAACATCGCGTCTCAGATCAAAACGCTAATGCAGCTCGTCGTGGTCGACACGACCCTGCTCGCAGGCGACGCTGTGCTGGAGAAGCCCGTGCGCTGGCGCAAGACGATCAGCATGAAGGTCAACGGTGCGCCTATCGTACAGCGGTCGATGGACTACATCACCCAGTATCAGAGCGAGTCCGATAACGGGCTGCCGCTGTATTACGCCGAGTACGACTACGACCACTGGGCCCTGGCGCCGGTGCCGGATGACGCTTACCCGGTCGAGATCATCTACTACAGCCGCATCCAGCCCCTGGACCAAGAGAACCAGGAGAACCTTCTGACCCGCGAGGCACCCCAGGCGCTGCTGTACGGCACGCTGCTGCAGGCCCAGGGTTACCTGAAGAGCTTGGATAAAATCCCCGTCTGGAAGCAATACTACGACGACGCGATCGCAGCCCTCACCGGCGAAGACGCCAAGCGTAAGACAGACCGCAACACAAACCGTCAGGATTCCTAAATGACAACCAGCTACGTATCCCCCTTCACCGGCAACGTCATTCAGCCGACCGACGTCAGCTATGCCTCGGTAA